AAACCCGCAGGATTGAACTTGCGACACTTAGCCCGAAGGGACAGAGCCGAAATCAGCTGTCAACGCACCTTCCTCCTCTTGGCCCGACCAGTCCTCGTCACCCCAAGAAATTCACGTCTTGGGGCCGTAGGAAGACCCGTCCAGGAGCGGCAGGTTGCCTGGATGCCTTCCAGACGCTCCGCTGAGAAATTGGTTTGTCCCGCTGCACGACCCTGCTCCAGAGGATCACTTGCCTGCGAGTCATGTGAAGACCGAATGCCCACGCGACGTGCCGGCACCGCTGCTGCTTGCTCTCCGAATCCAGCGTTCTCCTCGTGTCCGCCCGGTCCGCAGACGTGACGAACACGCGAGTCCCGAAGGTAGGGTCTTCGCGCGCAGACTTACGCAGCATGGCATCCGCTTACGCCGGGCAGGTTACCCGGCCTCCACACGGGCGCCCGTTCACGAGCGCCTTTGCCTTACTGAGTTGCCTCTTTCATGTCAGTAGGTAGCGTTTATGTCCGCATTTCATTGACAACCTGATGACTATAGCACGAACTACAATAGCTGGAAATCATCACACCAGCCACTGTCCAAAAGCATGCGCACGCAATGCGGCGTCACAGGACTGTGAGCCATTAAGCCAATGAACTCACCCAAATGCTGCTCCTTGTCCTTCCGAACACATGCGAGCCTAAACAAGGACTTGCGCCATCCACGGTACGCAAGAATCCACCTCTCCTCACCTGGCAGTTTGCACCACCAATGTGAACAGAAGTCGACCCTCGGCACCATGGAGGTGTCGTACGGTTCCCAAGCGTACCGTGCCAACACCCTGCGTACGTCGTCCCTCAGCTCGCTCGGCCAATAGTTAACGTCCTCGCACCACGATGGATTCTGACCGTCAACGACGATTTGGTCTTTGAGAGGATGGCCCAGTACCGCCATCACCTCAGCGTCCGCCCCGTCGTCTACGCAATCATCACCCATGGCAACGACTTCGCCAGCACCGGCAAAGCGCGCAGCAGCTACCCGGATCCACGAATTACCCGAGGAGGTATTGTAGGACCCGGACTTCTGCACGCCATCCCAGCGCTGAGCAACCATCTCGCCATCCGAGAACGCGATCACTGACCGACTAAG